GAAAATGTAATGACTTTCTAATACGTTCAATCTGCGTGTCTTTTTTAACAAACTTTATCATCTTATGTTTGCGAATCACGCGCGTAAGGCGCTCACAATTTAGTGGGTATGTTCTGTATTTCACTTTTCTTCTGCCAACCTCTTACAAATATCACCGTTAGCAAAGCCCTCCATAAAATTGTTTAACGTAGTATTCGCGTTATTAATAAGCGCTTCATGGAAACGTTTTGCTAAAATAAACTCATTGTTGTCATCACTATTCTCATGCGAGATATAGATACCCATTATCGCTCTAGAGAGTTTAAGTTGGACGTAAAGCAACTCAGCGACAAAGAGTTGGTACTCTTTATGCTCCATAGGTTCGGTCATAAGGCCGGTGTGTCCATCAACTTCAGCAACTTCTATATTGAACTCTTTAAAGACTGCCTTTAATGCGGCAATGCCTTGCTTGTTAAACTTAGTTATCTCCATCGTCTTACCCTTTAATTATTTGTTTAACTTCATCCACTGTTCGCCAGTGCATGTTTAACGCTTCACGCCACGTTGACGCTCCGTACTGTTGTTCATCACCCATATCACCTTTTAAGAAAACCATTGTTTCAAATAAAATGGGTTCGTTAGAGTTAAGATCGTGATCTAAAAATAAAAATACAGTAGATATCCAGTAATCGCCTATATATGTGCTTCTAACGCGCTTACGGGTTTGGTTACCCATCATCTTGTTGACTTTATGAATATCATCGCAACGCACTGGCTTACGGTGTTTTAATATATACCACTTAACATTCATGCCGCTTGGTTCAGGTGGCTGCCCTTGCGGTGGGTTATTTGACATCGGTGGCAGTCTCCTTTAATTTTATTCTCTCTTCCAGGCGATTAATCAGCTCTTGTTGTAGTTTAAGCATTTTATGCTGACTCGCAAGGAGCTTCATTGTCGCATCATTCCCTAGAATCAATCTTCTAGATAAGCTCTGCTCCTTTGAAAACAAGAGGCCCCAGCAAAGCAATAGAAAACTAAAGAAAATTAAATAAGGCGGGGCGATCCAACCAGCCATATAAGCAGTATTAAGAGTGGTAACCATTGTGGCGCTACCGAATAAACCGCCAGCTATGCCCCAAGGCCCCCATAACCAAGTAGCGTTTACTTTGGCTGTAAATAACTTTCTTAACATTTTTAACCTCCTCAAACGATGCTATCTTTTTTTTCATAAAGCTTAAGTAAGTTATCTTGTATTTCAACTTTATCATTAAGCTTCTGTATTAATTCAAGTCTTATTTTTTCTTTTTCCGCTGTCATTTTTAGCAGGTCGTTTTGGTGGGCTGAAAGTTTAAGTATGCCGACCATATCATCGAGTAAACCGTTAATCTGTTTTTGCATCACCACTTGTGCTCCACCAAATGCAAAAAGACCAACCACAGCTATAACGATAAAGGTGCTGTCTATCATGCCAAGCCTGTAGTGAGTGATTAAAATAAAAGCCATTAACGCACTACCAAACAAGCCACTTGTAATACCGTAAGGGTTTCTATGTGGGCGTCTTTCTAACTCTCTTATCTTCTTAGCCATTTGTCATTCTTCCTTGGTTTTTCTGATACCCAATCAGGCCGCGTACTCATTACATTTGCGTAACGCATGTGCCGCCTAAACTCTTCGTCCAATAATCTATGTCGTTGTCCATTGTCATACAGCACTTTAACCTGCAACCATATCTGCCTAGCGTTGATTATTATTTCATGCTTAATGGTGCCAATCCCTATCACGAAGTAATGTCTATCCGCTGCAAAAGCTATACGCCTATCTTTGCTTGTTATGCCTGCACAAAAAAACATGTGCCTATCGTTGTTTTTATATTTACTCAACACATCGCAGTTACGATTCAAAAATAAACCCACATCGGCTAACGTGGTTCTTCTACTTGAATTGCTATAGCCATGCACAAGAAGCTCTTGGAAACTTTCAAACTCCAATAGCCATTTTTTAGTGTTCACCCGTAAGTTGCGTTTATCCCATGGGGTGCGGCCTGCATTACCAAACCAATCACTAAAATACTTTTGTGGTAGCAGGTCTTCAAAGAATAAGGTTTTTCCACAGCCACTTTTACCGTGCAATACAAGCATGGATTGGTTGGTTGTTCCGTCTTCGTTATAAACGCAATCCATGCCGCCCAATAACCAGCGGGTTAGGTATGTTCTTGCTAACGCTTCGGGGCAATCACGCATATTTAACTTATCAACTAACTTGCCAATCCTGTCTATACCATCCCATTCATGGCCTTCAAGCCATGCCGCTACGGGGTGATACGGTTTTTCACCATCAGCCATTCTCTTTGAAGCGGCACCAATTGTTTTGTGGTATCCGTTTAGTCCTGCCTCAACGACCATTTCAAGCAACTCTTCTTCGCTGATAGGCTCATCACCTAACAGCACATCACATTCATGCGTCATTAAGTTATATCTTGTTGTGATGTTGTTATTAAAGCAAAAGAGCCTGAAGTTTTTATATGTAGAGGCGGGCTTACCTGTTGTCGCCTTCATATCATGCCATCCACTTAAATTAACAGTAGCGGTTTCAGCGCGGTACATGGGATCTAAAACACGAAGGGGGATATCGGTTTTTTCTCTAACCTCTGTTAATGCCTCATAAACATCAAGTTCATTAATTGGCCCCAGCTTAGCCAGTTCAGCAATACAATTAGCCGTATCATCACGAACACGAAGGTCATTTATAATCCTTTTTATTTCTTGTTTAATTGTCTTATCATCCATAATACAATCTTAACTTGTAACTTATCATAACCGTTCTATCTTCACAATAACGCTACCACCTTTTCTCTTGATGCATTTCATAACCCTTAAATCGTGGACTAAATCATCATCCACCCAAATATTAGCGTGCGTTAATACATCAAGAATACCTTTATTAAAATTGTCTACATCGTACTTTCTGAGTGATGGGGGGTGTAAATGGATAAGCATTTTAACGGGGGAGTTGATTACTTCGTGGACGGGGTATTGCTTGCGTATGGTGATAAGCCCCTCAATTCTAAACTGCCTTGCTTTTGGTGTGAGGGCTTTACCTTTTATAAGTATCCCCCGCTTTTTGTAACTAACATTTTTCCAGTAGTTATTTACAGAAGGGGGGAACGGTAAAAGAATTATCACGCAAAGGTCATGCGCTTATAAAGATCGCGAACACGTTCTACATCATCATCACAATACTCAGCAATATCATCACCACGCCCTGCTTGCCAAGCATCCCACACAGTTGCACCGGTAATATCACCTTTGGGTTTGTGGCCCATGAGTTTAGAGACCTCATCAAGCGAGCCATAACCTGTAGAGCGGATACCGTTTAATTCAAACTTGGTATCGTAAATCTCTTTACCCCATGGCTTCGCGTTATAAGGTATAGAAACAATAGGGATAACTTTCAACATAATGTGTCGTTGCCAGATAACAGGTAAATCAAATCCTGCAATATAGTGGCCTATCCACTGCGGTACTTTAAGTTGTTCAGTGTGCGGCATTTCTAACCCTTCACGTAAACGTAAACCGAAGTCGATTAGCAGGGCCGTTTCACTGTCTGCATTTGTTTGGCGGTAAACGTGCTGAAAACAGGTTCATCATCAAAGGCAAATGAGATACAAATAATTTCATTCACCAATCCGCAAAATGATGTTTTACGATATTGCTTATCGTATTCAGCTTCTTCGTTCTCAGCAAACCACTTTTGAATTGCTTCAGGCTTTTTATAATTAGCAGGTGCCGTGATTGACGCTGCTATATCAGCCTTAACGCGTCCATCCTGTGTAGGGATTGTTTCAATGTCTAGGAATAATTTAGTCATTTAGCTCTCCTTACAACGGAATATCATCATCGAATGCGTTATCAATGGCTGTATTAGCACTTATTGGCTGATTAAGGTTAGGCATACGAATACGAATACCACCCACGATTTTGCCACCCATGGCAATTGTTGGATCGTAATACATCTCTACTTGCTTACCCTTCCAATCGTTTGTTTCATCGGAACCCACGATGGCACCAATGGCACCTGCATTAGTGATGTTTAAAACAAGGGGCTTAAGGAGCTCTTTAACGGCAAGCGTGTACTTTGTTTTATTCTCACCTGCATCATCTTTCATTTGTTCTTGACCTACGCCAAGAATAGTCACTACTAATCCAGTTGGAGGGCTTGGTAAATCAGCCTTACTAATAAAGCGGCTCGTTCTCATGTCGTTAATGTTCATTTCACTTCCTCTGTTTGTGGGTAAACTTCAATTGCCATTTGTAAAATGTCAGACGTGCGTAACCATCCAATGTTTTTCAATCGGACATACCAAACACCTGCCAACCTATTAAAACCTGTAATATTTTTAAGGGGGATATTGCCCTTATTAGCAACAGCCTGAAGTAGCTCAACTGTTTGCGAGTCTATGAGCCAAACGCGGGACGATATATTGCCCATTCTCATGACAGCTAGCGATATCTTTCGCCTTAGCCAGCGAGCTAAATAGACCAAGCAAAGAATGACGGAACCACACTTCAAAGCGGTTTGCTTGATAAGAGATTTTATAATCTCCGCTATGTATAAATAGGCCATCACCCTTCATCCACTTCATGGTAATACTCTTCCATTTTTTCCCATAAATCAGGCCTTAGCATCTGTCTTGTTACTTTGCCTTGAGTAACGTATTCAATACTCTTGGCACGCTCGGCTGAAATACAGTTTCTACCGGCCAGCCATTGTTCGATTGTTTGTTGGCTGACACTTAACCGTCTTGCTAAGATCCTTCGACTACCGCATATCTCGACTGCTTTCTCAACAGCACTAATATTATGATTCTTGGCTTTTAATCTACCGCCTAAAATTCCTTTACTCGCTTTATTAGTTTGCATTTAAAATCCTTAAATCAAGATATGTTTGTAATTTATCGTCATATTCAAGCATAAATTGAATAATTACAAGCCCGTATTGTAACTTTATTTAATATATGCCACCACAATCTTGTTACAACTTCTTTACCTTATCGAAGTTACAAGTTATACTTGTCTTTCAATCAATCAGTGCAAAAGGTGGCGTTATGACGGTATTAAAATTTAGTGATGAAGCGGTAAGTAAGGAGATTAGAACAAGACTCAACCTTGCTATAGATATGAATGACTCAATCCCAAAAGGGCACGGTAGAACCGCAGCCGTAGCCTCCCTTCTTGAAGAAGGCCATCAAACAGTGAGGCTGTGGTTAGCTGACGGAATAGAGCGAAAAGCGGGACTCCCCAATCTCTCTCGGTTGGCAAGCATTACTGAAAAGCTCGGTATCAACACGGCTTGGCTAGTTGAAGGGGTTGGGCCAATGCTGCGTAAAGACACAGACGATAAGAATACCGTGAATGCAGAGGCGTTAAGTGAAATGTGGCAAGTTGCACAAAAAGAGTTGCCCGATATTGATTTAGACGCAATGGATAACGAGGTGCGCGGCACTGTTTTACTGCATATCTATGAACTTATCACCATGTACAGCTATAAAACATTGCCAGACGCTTCGCCCGAAAGCGCGAAGATGTTTAAGTTTGGCGTGAACAGCGTAAGAAAGTTGGCGCAAATGCAAAGTAAGAAATAACCGCCAATTGTCATAGATTGTAAACTTTTTGTCATAGATTGTAAACTTTACAGGAATCATGGAATTTGAACTTGTAAGCCACATTCAAGTCTGTATACTTTTTTGCCCCCCTTCACTCAAGAGGGGCAAAGGAGATTATGATATGGACGAATCTAAACCACCTCTCACAAATGAAGAAATTCTCGATAAAATAAGGCGTGAAACCCTCTTCCTTGTTAATCACCACGAAGCACAAAAACCCCAAGAAGATATTTTAAGGCATAAAAAAACCCCAAGGTTGGATTAGCTCCCTTGAGGTTACACAAAAGGCAGGAGGTTAAAGCCGCCTTTCGAAAAGAGATTGTAGTTTAAGCCTGCACTGCTTGCAACGGCTTTTCCCGTAGTTTATCAAAACCAAGCGTATCAAGATGATTGGCCCATTTTTGCAGCCATACCTTGCGGTCTTCACGCCTTGTTGCCTCCAAATAAGCGTCAGTCGTGTAATGTGATAAAATGAGGTCAGCAATTTCCTTGCCGCCTTTCTCGGCAATCCAACTACCCCCTAAATGTCGCCACTTATGTGGTGTATGTGCGATTTTTCGCATACGAAAGCCGGAAGCCATCGTAGAAGGTGATAAGGGTTTATTGGCTTCATGCTTACTTCTTGTGATTAAACCCTTTACTGGGTACCCATCAGCTTTGCGCCATGCCAATAAATGTTCAATCAACTGTGTTGGTAAGTCAATAATATGGTCACGCTCACGCCCTTTCATGCGAATGGCCTTAAGGTGCCAAATCCCGTCCTTCAGGTTTATTTCACCCCAGTCAAGCGGATATATTGGCCCTCGCAACTCAATATTTGAGGCATAAGTTACGCTTGCAGCACGAACTAACGTATAAGCCTGCATAATCGAGGCGCGCCTTAACCCCTCAAAAAACGAAGGAATATGTTTATCAACAAATTCAGCCACGTGGTTTTCTGTCATGCTTTTATTGTTCTTATTCTTTTGGCTTAATTTGCGATACTCAGCTTTGAATGTTTTTAATTGGGAGAAGTAGTTCATTGCATCACAATTGAATCCTCCCACATCGTTACCCCAGTTCCACATTGCTTGTCCTGTTTTCTGGACTTCACGTACCATTGAGTATTTACCCATTCCCTGTATTTCAGTTAAAAGGTTAATAATGTCCTGTTTCGTCACGTCTTTAACGCGTTTGTGTCCTATAGCGTTTGAAATGCGGCTTAATGACCTACGTAGCCCCACTTTTGAGCTAGGCAGGCTTGTATTTTGAAGGTAGTATTCATCGGCCTTTTCGGTGACATAAACATCATCATCACGCCTTGGCTCTTTGCGTGCCTTACTAACCGTTTTACGTGCAAACTTTTTCAGTTTGTATTGTGCTTGTGGATCACCACCCCGCTTAATGTCCGTAGCGTGCTTTCTAGCCATACTGACAATAGCCCCCACTTTGAACTGGTTAATCCCATCACCAAACTCAGCGACCGTGAAAACCTTGTTTGAACCACTAATGTCATAACGAAGAACGGCAACAACTTTACCTAGATTGTTGGCTTGCCAAAAAAAACCCTTAACACGAACATCTTTTAATCGAAGAATTTTCTTACCGCTTTTCACTGCCTCGCGACCCAGTAATTCAAGTCGCTGCCTATTGATTGTATCCATACTATTAACCTCTTTATTGATTGGATTTAGATAATAATAAAACACATTAATGTTAAATACAAGTTTGACTTGTAAGAATGCAGTATAAAACCTATTAGGAATTGTTTTGGTCTATATAAATCAACAACTTACAAAGACGATAAACTCAATGAAAGTAAGGTAGAAATTGTGATTTCTGTGTTTTAGGTGAAAATAACTGTGAAAACGCGTTTTTTGTTGTAACTAATTTAACCAGTGTTTATGTGGTCTTTGTAACCATGCTGTATTTGGGAGTCGTGAGGAATCGGGCGCAAAGCCTTTGCTTTACTACGATTGGGGTGATAACTACTGTGTTTTCAGTGACTTACTTAATGGCGGGAAAGAGTTAAAATACAAGTTAAGTTTAGCGCAATAAACCAATTAGGTTTAAGGGTTCAAAAAAACCGTTACCCAGTATACCTCTATAGCCTGCGCTTGTGGTTGAAAAATTAAATCACAAAACCACTTTTCACAAAAATATATTTTCTACCCCTCCAAAACAGCCTTTTTTGTGATTTACCTACCCTCAAAAACACCAAAAACCACAAAACCTCACCTTAAAAGCCGGTTATTTGACATAATCAAGCTAGGCTTGTATAAATCAAGTATAACTTCAATTATAACTTCAATTATAAAAAAGGTGATGCTATGGCTTTAGCGGCAAGGACGATAGTTAAAATTCAATCGGATTGGTTATGCAGGGATTTATCATCATGGCGGGTGCGGGTGCCGTGTGTAGGGGGTTCAGGCCGATTCCTATTTAAAGAATACGGTGGCTCCGAACCTGCTTTAGCCGCTGCAAGACGATTCCAAAAGAAAGCCATAAAACTGCTTATTAGTGACCGCAAATATCACTCCGAACACGGTGAATTACCCTACCGCGAAGCATTACCCATCACTAATACATCGGGCTATTTAGGTGTATATCGCACACTAGTCCCAACAAAATCAGGCAACCCATATATTCAGTGGTGCGCAAGCTGGGCGGGGCCAAATGGCAAAAAATTCACTCAGTGCTATTCAAATGCCAATCACGTTGAGTCTGAATGTAAAAAGAAAGCCATCAAAAAGCGTAAAGAAATGGTGGCCCATGTACTTTTACCAACTAATTAATATTACTTAAAGAGGTTACAAATGGCGGCACACGGAGATATACAAGCAAGAATACTGAAGATTATAGGTGAGAAAGCGGAGCCAACGGAGTTATGGAGTACTTCAGATTTAATGGCTGAACCTGAGTTAAAGGGGCTAACTAAAATACAGGTATCGAACTCTCTCACTTATGCGTACGAACTGGGTAAGGTGTTTAAGCATAAGATAAAAATAAAACACGGTGCAGGTCAGTACGCTTTGGAGATACACCCGAATGATCGATATGTGGCAGGGGCAACAACGTCAGGTGGCGGCAAGAAGAAAGGGCAAAAAACATCGGCTAAAGAGATCAGATATGCCTTTGCTGATTTACAACGCTCGATTGCTCGGCTTGAAGATTTAATTATGCCAGTGATAGAGAATGCTGAAGAGAAGGATAAAGCATTGGCTAAATTAAAGAGTATCTTATGAACACAACAGAAGTAAGGTTACAAGCATTAAATTCACCCCATACCCGCATTTTTTAGTTTAAAACCCCCACGAACAAGGATGTTCAACCTAACTAAAGCTAAGGCAGTTCTACAAGCTGTAATTGAATGAATACTAGAGCAAGGATATACGATTTATTATGTGCCACAGAGCGCGTCACAGAGCCATTTTTTTGGCGCATTTTCAAAAAACCGATTACACTACTATAAATTAAAGTACAATAGCATTACTTCAGTTATGTCTATTGACATTCAAGGAATCATTATGAGAGCAGATTTTAGCAAACCAACCCCTATACTAAATACCAAACAAAGCAACCTAATTCAAGTATTCGCGGTTATCGCCTCGGCCGACAAACCCATAAGGTCGGTTGATATAGGTAAGATACTCGGCCTCAGTAAATCAGCCGTTGAGAACTACCTTTGCATAGCAAATAAAACGGACTATATAAAAGGTGTAAAGGGGCCGCGCGGTGGCACCCAACTTAGCGTGCCTGCCAAACAGATCAGTTTGCTCGATATCGTCGGCAAGATAACCACAATTGATAATCAAGACCTCGGCATTCAAATAGTCTACGAAAAGCTCGTTGAATTGCTAGATACAATAAACTTACAAGATGTACTTGATTGGGGTGAATAAACTGCTATAATAACCTTAACCTGATAAAGTTTATTAGAGAAGTTTATATGTCCAATCCATATGCATTACCTTCAGAGATAAAAAAACGGCCCTACTATGATGCGGTGGGTTATCTGCTTAGTGTTGCGTGTATCTTAGAGACGCTGGGGTTTTGGGGAGGTATGCCTAACCCACCCCTTGCTGTCTTCTATGGTGTTGCAGCCACTTATATACTGAGGTGTTGAATGATTAAACGAATAGCGAATGTTTTCGTCATTACAGGTTTAGGTGCGGTGCTTTTACTCCTCGCTCAAAATCTGAACGAGGAAATAAAAACCTACGAAGAACCGGATTACTCAGACACGAAAGGGTGTGCTGCTGACGTGCGGTGGGACTACAATCTTTGTGCTTAAAGCCCTTGCGTCTTCATGCGTCGTTTCCGCAGGTCATCTAAAAGACTACCTTCACCTGCAAGCGCATTAACTGCTCTATCATCACCTGCTTTTCTGGCTGCCGAGCGCTTTTTTTGCGCTACCTTTTTAGCCGCTAACTTCTTCTTTGCTGCGGCTGCTTTTTTTACCGCTATCTTTGCGGCTAACCGTTTTTTATGTGCTGCTCTTTCTTTTTCTGTAGGCATAATATTTACTCCTTTTTAAAGGTGGTGTGTGTTACTGCATCCTTTTTCAATTACCACGATAATTTCTCTTTGTTAATATAAAGCTTTACAGGATTGGCAAGCAACTCCCCTGTTCAGTTTTATGTTGATTTAAAACTTATGTTGTACACCAAGCATAGTCGTAGTTGGATTATAATTAAATGTAATTCCACCACTTCCAAACTCTAAATCATACGTTGTGCGATCAAGTGTAATTGCAGTGCTTGGTGAAAACCATAACTTTGCACCAACACCATACGCCTTACCCGTATCGGTAGATGACATGCTATAGTTATTAACCGAGAGTGTTGCTTCACCGCGACTTAATCCTGCGCGAGCACTTAGATCGAACGGTTTACCTAGAAAGGTAGCGACGTTCCAATCACCCACAAGCCAAAATGTTTTAGCATCTGCTTCAAACTGTGTTGTTGTATTATGATGTGGCGATCTATCTGCTTCACCAAAGTCAGCCACCTCAAACTCTAAAGATAACCAAGTCATAGCGGGTAACGTATAGCCTACCGCAATACTTTTTGCTTTTGCTTTATCGTCAAAGTAAGCATTAACAAATGGTTCGTTATAATCATAATCAGTTGAGCCAATGGCAACACGCGCATAAGGGCCCGCTTCGGCCTCATCGGTACAAGCAATTAATAGTGTTGATAAAAATACTGCGAGTAATAAAAATCCTATCTTCTTCATGGTAAAACCCCCCATTGGGTTGTTGTTGTAATATTTCCGTTAATTTATTAGCCTTAGCTTGTCCCCCTTTGGCGCTCAGTGAACTTCACTACTTAACCCTCCATAGCTCTACTATTGCGTAGACTTCACTCACGCCAAAAGTGGTATTAACCCCAAACCCCAAGGATGTCCTTGTAGTTTGGCAATAGTGTTGCAGCTCAAATATCTTTGGTGCTGTTATAGTAAATTGGCCAACTACCACTCCGTAAACTTGAGTTGCTGCTGTGTTGGCAGAAATATTGCTAGTTCCTATAATTTCATCTGTAGAGTCACTAATATTTCTTAATTTCAACTTATGGTCATTAACTTGATAAGCGGGCGCTCTCGCATTTATTTGATACGTTCCGGCTTGAAGGGTAAATTGATTTGATGATAATGAAGCATTACCGCCGGTATCGGTGTCCTCGGTATTTAACACTCTTGTTTGCCATGCACCTGCTGTGAAATCACCCCCATCCGTTCCCGATGTCTTTACATCACTTAGCTTTATATATTCACCGCCAAATTGCGATGAAACAAACCCAGCATCACTAACGATAACGGGGTTCAACAAAATCATATCGGTACCGTCATACCGAACAAAGCCTTCATCTGGAATTGCGCCGTCCGCCAAGGCTAAGCCGTTAAGGTTCTTAATAATTTTTGCGCCCAACAAATCAAACTCTAATGTTGGAGCCGCAACCGTATTTGTATTAGCAAAGCTTAGGTAATATGTTCTTCCTGTCGTGTACGAACTGACGCCAAGTGTTGCAGTATAAGTATCCGTACCTAAAACTGGCGAGGCTAAATCGGCAGCGGTTCCGGCGCTGCTCTCAGCTTTCGCTGCCCAATGCAAAGCAGAAAACTCACCAGCCTCAACGGGTACATCTTCAGGATTTTCAGCCCACTCTTGCGCTTTAGCCTCAGAAGCGGATGAATTTGTTTCGCTTGTTGCTGCGTTGCCTTCACTTGTCGATGTATTACCCTCCGACACTGCGGCTGCATCTGCGCTTGCTTGTGCGTCTGCTGTTATACCGTTTAGATCATCATCCGAATTGGTAAACTTTTTATCTATCTCATCCCACATGATGCCTTTGCCTGAATTATAAACTGGCATGGTGTAGTCGGTTGTTCCGTCATCTGACACGGGTGCAGTTACCGCTCTTTCTCCTAAGTCTGAGTTTTGCTGAGTAATTAACGTCAACTTATCTAACGCATCTTCGTGTGTTTCTGCTGGAAACGGATCGTAAGGTAGATAATCGACAAGTTGCGTTTCGTCAACAAGGCGTTGCAATGTAATGGTTACACCATCGGCAGGTGCAACATCAAAAGTCACATCACCACCTGCATCATCACCCACGCCATTAACGGTATAGCCTGTTGACTGCAATACATCATCAAAGTAAACCTTCATCTGTGACTCTTCTTGCACTATAAAGTCATAGATGAAAACAGTTTGTATGCCATCGGCTAACTGATTAATTCGGTTCTTTGTTGTTGAGACTGTCATATTATTTCTCCTGACCTAATGGGCCATACTCTTTGCCGCCAATAGCTTCTTCTATTTTGTTGAAACCCCTATACATCCAAGATACATTATTGAAAGCCGCCATCCTTCGCATCGCTCTTGCGTCCGATTCTCGCCACTCACCTGCTGCAATTGCAGCGGCAACTTTGCTTACGTCTTCTACTCGGCCTGCTGACGGCCCAAGTATTGAACCTAATGTGTTTCGTGATGCATAGCGGTCAAGCGGGGCTTCTGAAAATTTAGGAATGGGATTGAATTTGCCGCCCAAAAGTTTTTCTACCATGCCACCCACGTCACCGTAATGAGCAAGCGCGCCTGAGCGAGCAATAGCATTATCCATAAATTTTCTTATCCCTTCTTCACTACTTAAATCTGTCTCCTTACCCTTGGCTGCATCACGCGCAATCTGACTTAAGCCACCCAACATGACCATCGACAATATGCCTATCATTTTCTGCGCACTAAAATCATCAAGTGTTGCAAGTATAATTTTGTTGTTTGCCGACATAGCGAATGACTTAAACTGTAATATTAAGCGACCTAATTCACCTCGACTCACTAGAGGCATATCACCTATGCTTGGCGTTACGATTGTTGAGTCCACTTCTTTACTTAGCGCACTTTTAAATCGTTGCGCCAATGCTTGGTCTGCCCACTCTTCTGGGTTAGGGATAAACGTGCCATCCATCTTTGATGTTTCTTGCGCGCCCATTGCTTTGGCAATATTGCCCATGTCTTTTTTACTTAAGCCGCCACGCGCATATTGAGTAATTTTTTTCTTATCAAGTGTTCCTTTACTTATTTTATATGCATCTTCAATAATGTTGTTTGAATAAATAAAGCCTGTAAATTGTTTCCAGTATGCGTTCCAATGCGTCATGCCTGTTGCTTTAGAAAAAGTTGATGTCGCTTTTTGCATAACCCTATCTGCGCGCGTGGTAAGCGCATAATTATTATCAAGCATGGCGCGTTTTTCTGCGGTTATATTGTTAACGAGGTCGGCTGTCATACCCATTGTTTTCATTTGCTGCATGGATAGCTTCATACCTTTAGACATACTGGCAACCTTAATCAAGCCCTTGGTAAAGCTTTTTAATCCATGCCGAAGAACGATGTTGCCTATGTCAGGAATAGCGGATACTGTCATCATCCCCAGTAAAGTAACGTAGTTAAAAGCACGTAACATTTGACCTGCCTTTGATAAAAAAGCTTGAGGGTCGGGTGGCGCTTTATATCTGCCGTGTAACGACTCAACCATTGCGTTTAAATCTCTAAGAGTTTGTTTTTTTTCTTTCGTGAGATTTTTAGCTTTCTTGCTTGTTTTTGCTTTAAGTATGGCAACATCATAGTCGTACGCTATATCTTCTAGTTCTTCTTTTAAATCAATAGAGCCAAACTTTTCTTTTAAGTGTAAAGACGGGGTTATTTGATCTATATAATCATTCCATACTGTTTCTGCGTTTTTCACTAAAAACTCATCAACCGTATTCGACGGTGGAGCAAAGGTTCTTTCCTTTAATGGGCCAGACTCAAAACTTTTTAACTTGTAACCCTGCGTTAACGTGCCACCCTCAATCGCACCCTTAATTTCTAGTGCGGCTTTGGTTAAGTCTTCGTCAAGTTGTTTTTCTTGATAGAGAGCATGTTTGGTGCGCCTACTTGCCAAGTCATCTTCTAACTCTAAAATCTTTTGCTCTGCTGATATAGGTTTACTTCTTTGCGCGCTAACAAGCCCCTTTTGTGCTTTATGCATTCGCACCCTTGCTTTTTCTCTGGTTGCACTTACGCTCTTAGGGTCACGCGTTTCTTTGTCGTAAGCCTTGCGTGATGCACGCAGCTCATCGCCTGCACTCTTTAATGCTTTTTCTTTAGTTTCTGCATCTGCAAGTCGTGCCGAACGTGGCCGTGGCTTTGCATTTTCCCAATCTGGATTGGTGCTTCTTAAAGCTAGCCCCTCTCTTGCTTTTGTTATTCTTTGCTCAAGAACAGCTTCCTTTTTAGCCATGCCTTCAATTGAAACGCCACGCAAAGCCTCGCGCAAAGTTTGTATGAACTCTTGAGGCTTATTCTCTATTTTAGAAAAATCCCACGAACGATGGAAAAAAGACTTATCACCTTTGGGTAGTTTTGCCTTCTTATCCAGCTTACCTATGCGTTGAAGCTCATCTGATACTTCTTTAGGTAAGGTTTTACTAATATCATCCGCAGCTACGTTACCGTTAAAATATTTATCAAGCTTTTCTTCCGGCACTAAATCCATTAAGTCTTCACGTTTTAGCTTATCAAAACCAACATAATTAGATTTAAGTAAATCAACATCAGTAAGCCTATCTTCTATTGGTTGGCCTATCTCACTACGAAGTTGTTTAGCGGTGGCCTGCACCGCAGGAATATCGCTCACATCACCTTCGCTATTGGCTTTGCCTACTAACTCAGCAAACTCATTGTAAGTAAGTTTCTTTGCATCTGTTTTATCAGTCTCGTCACTGTAACGCGCATACTGCGTTTGTAATACGTCTTGAATCTTGGTTGCAGTTTCGTTTTTAAACTGATCCATATTAACTTCTGCAATGTCACCCAATGAGTCACCATAAATGTGCCGCCCTCTTGTTAGTTGGTCATAAACAAGCTGTTCCCCCACTACTCTTGGGCTATCAAGTTGTGATGTTGCAATGCGAACCGAAGGATGCATGTAACCTGCGGCACGTATAAGCTTAGGGTTATTAACTTCACTGAGTGTTTCTTTCAACACCTTGCGCTCTGTTTGCAAAGCGGTGTCTCTATCTTTTATATTTACTTCGCCGTCAGCAATACGCTGATCAATATTTTTATTTGCCTGTGCTTCTAATTCTTTTGGTAACTCAACATCAGCCTCTCTTGCACCAACAGAAGTAAGTTGTGGGTTTGAATCAATGTTTACCATGTCATCGTCAAGCTGCTCCAAGGCTTTATCTACATTTTTACGCCCCACTGCTAAACCGAGGGCACCCGTAAGAAGACCTGAAAATATAACGGAGCCACCAACTTCATACATAGACTCCTTTATTGTTCTAGTCATTTGCGTTGGATGCAGAAGAGACTCCGAAACGGTTGTAGCTGCACCAGCTATACCCGCCTCATAAGCAACCGCTTTAGGTATAGATAATTTCGCTAGCCTGCCACCTACCTTCAATGCAACACCCGCAGGTATAATAAAGGTTGGCCACTGTTCAGGTGAGGTTAGGCCAGCAAGCATGCTTGTTGCCATTGCCGCCCCAGTATTGTTATCGAGTATTTCATTATTTTTTTGCTCTCTATAATAATTACCCGTTATCCAGTCCACCATTCTTTGTGATGTGCCGTACTGATAAGCCTCTTTCATATAAACGGGGTTTTTTCTAAGGTCGTCAGGTATGTCTGCATTTTTAATGCTGAATGTACCGTCAACAAATTGCACGCGCTCTTTGTTTGTCATTGCGCTAGGTAGGTTTTCTTTCTCGGCAATCCATGACGAATAAATATTATATTTCTCAAACGCAGCATCGTTCACAACACCAAGGCTGTCACCTTCAGGATTATCGGCTTGGTATTCTTTTTGCGTATAAGCTGATTGAGCAAGCTCGGGGCTAATGTGATTGGCCCACTCTTCTTCTGGAACGGCAACTGAGTCGGTCGGTTCAGGGTTAACGTAGTTCTTCGGCGCTTCGCTTGGTGCAGTAAGCTCTTCTCTTGGAGTAGCATGCATTAGGGTGCGCCCCTATATATGGGTTTTCTTGTTCGCGTCTTAGCTGTCTGCTCTTCTTTGGCTAAGCGTTTTTTTCTTATGGCTTTAATCGTTTTATTTGCTATCTTGGCTGCGCTTGCCTGGCCTTTCATTCCCTCAGAGAATCCCTTTACAGCCTTACCTATCGGCGATAACCGTGATGGATCTTCGCCATACGGGTTCCCAGCCTCGATGCCTCTACCGCTAGCGGTCATTTCAGCCTTATCACGTTCGCGCACCTCTTTTGGGTTTTCTAAGTTCCACTCTTCGCGCAATCTATTATCTTCTTCATTTTTAAAGTTAGCTTTTTCTTCCGCTTCTTTTTGTTTTTTCTCAGCCTTGTATTCAGGGGTCTTTGTTCTGTTAAAGCGAATTATGCCAGCAAGCCTATCCATGCCATCTACTTTGATGTACATGTTATAAAGAGGATTTTGTTTATCAAACTTTTCAACTCCCTCAAAGCGCAATGTGTCTGTGTCCGCTTTAGGAAACTTCTTTTCAACGACAGCAAGGCCCTGCCTGCGCAGCCACCCGCCACCTTTATGTGTGCCTTCAATAACCGTAGCTTCGGGTGAGTTCTGCATTAACTCTTCATCGCCACTGGTGTTAGATGTGGCCCACGATGTTTTCATTGTCATTAAAGTGGCAGCTAATGCCTCAGATTGAATTCCATTATTAATAGAAAGCTGAGTATTAAATGATTTACGCGCTAACAATCTATACTTACGCTGCGTTGCAGGTGCGGAACTAAATAATGAGCTGTCTGGATAAAGTTTTTCTAAAACCTCTTCATACTTACTATCAAAATATTCGTCATTATCTTTCTTGCTACCAACTAATGCGTCCCGCTCATCTTTAGATAGGGAGTTATACTTGCGCATAATAGAGACTGCTTTTTTATACGAACCTTCGCCGCCCCCTGCGAGTTCTATTTGTGTTGCAACCATCCCCATGTTGTCGCTCTTACCATCAGAGAATATTGAGGTTGGGTTTGCTTTATAGAGTTTATAAATTCCTTTTGCCGCAAGAATACTTTGCTCACCGTTTTTATCGGTTAATGCAGTGTTAAGCAGTGACCTCATTTCTTGAACTTGGTGCCCATTCTTAGCGGCGTAACTAACATATTTATCAAACACGCCATTCGCATTACTTAAGAACTCGTCTTTAGTCACGGCGCGATTATCTGGATCTGGGTTTTCGTAATCATTGTCATAGCCAGACTTGCCCGAGCGCTTATAACCCATTACAGGTCTTAGAAAATTATCCGAATATGCCACTTCATTATTGTTAGGTGATGCACCAATATACCCTTTAGTGTAATCGTTCTGATTTTTTTGTCGCTTATCTAAAACAGCTTGTTTCTGAACCTTAACGTTATACTGATCAAGTATGATTTTATTGGCAATATAAATACGCTGCTTAAAACTTTCATCACCACCAAGGGTCTTTGCGCTAGTGCGCATAATTTTATCGAGTCGCTTACGTCCTGCCGCATAAGCTTTAGCAGGTGTACCGCCATCTGAACTTTCTACATCTTGTATGGTTGAGTTCATCTCACCAAGATTAGCGTCAATGATTTGCATGTCTGCTTTAGCGGTAAGGCGTTTTTTGTCTGTCTCTTTTAATGAGCTGCTACCCACTTTTTCACGAAACTTATTAAGGTCTTTACCGCTACCCACCTCGTCAGACTCTAAACCAAAGTTATAGTATTTTTCTTCGTAGAATATTTTTTTAATTTGAGATTGTGCTTGCGTTTCGCTAATAGTCCCAACCACTGCCGCCTGAACAATTGCCTCCCTAGCAGGTTCAAATCTTTTGTCGCCCATATTAGAGTCAACAACGGTTTGCAGTGTGGCGAGGTCATTCTCTTTTTTTAAACCAATCAATCGGGCGTTGTTGCTGTTGCGTCTATCACTAAAGCGCTTGTTAGCACGTTCGTTGAATAACTTCTTGCCCATTCGGTTATCCATACCCTCTAAAACAGTCTGCCTTATCTCACGCTCATCTTGTTCAAAGTTTTTTCTACCGTTTACCCATGCACCCTCACGCTTTCCAGTTTCACTGTTAAGAACGCTGGGGCTTTGGTTCATCTGCATATCATCCATTAGCTCGTTATAATTTAACTCACTGGCTTGCATTTCTGACACAGCATCTTGCTCATAATATTCCTGCGCAGCATCACCTACCGCTTTAGAAATAGAGGCTTTGGCTTCCCCCAGACGAACGTAAGACCTTGGGTCAACTTTTGCAGTTGCTGCACGCTGCTGGTATTGAATGTTTGGTAACTTCATCTTAAACCTAGTCTATCCATCGAAAATTAGAGGTTGCTTTAGTTGTCTTGGTGGTGGTTTTTTTATTACCCCCGCCTGAGAATGCTTTGTTAAAACTTCCTAGAGCGCTTAAATAACCCTGCGTTGCTGACGCGTTTGCTTGGGCCTGCGCAACCTGACCGCCCATCCTTGTTACGCGCGAACGACTTCGGCCAGCCTTACCCATGTAACCTATATCACTAGCAAAGTTTCGGCGCATTTCCCTTAAGTATTGAAACGCAGAGCTGCCTTCGATGTCACCTTGCGTTTGTTCACCGTAACCTTGTTCAACTTGTTGGTCTTCATAAGTATCTGCATCCTCACCGCTATAGTCTGTATAGGTTCCTGTTTTTACTCGCTCTGTTTTTGTGCCGCCCTCGCTAAATCGAAGTCGATTGATCTTGCGCGCATCAAATCGAATTCCGCTTGATGCAATAATGGCTTTAGACATACCAAGCGTTTGTCTTTGGGTTTTTCTCATCTGCCCAATGTTTTCGGCTGTCTCGCTTTCAATTGCTTGTGCGTTTTCTTCGGCTGCATTGCGCGCCCTACGGCCTGCTCCTCGCTGCTTGTTCGCGCCACTTATTGCCATGACACCCATAAATGCTTCAAAGACACCCATTACTTGAGCCTCTTGATATAAAGTGACTCACTGTGCTTAAAGCCTAATTGCTTTAATGAGTTTGAAAAATCTCGATGTGTCATAACGCATACCACCATTGAGTTTATGCCGTCGATAATAAATTCTTTTTCAATAAAGCCAACTAACTCTTTCACTGTTCCATTTTTTCTATTGGGTTTAAGTATGTACATCGAATCATGCACTGCAAAAGTGATGTTTCTTGTATGGAGTGTTGGAGCAACAATGAAAGTTGCATAACCTACTAAGTCGTTATCCACTTCAGTGCGCACCGTAAATAAACGTAGCAAGTCAGCGTCATTAAGTTGCTTATACTTTTCCCAATCAGGATCGTAAGTTGTTTCAGGCGCGCAGTTAGCTTCTTCCCAACTTAGCTTCGTTAACGGCGTTAACTCTTTGATAAGCCCGTCACTAAAATACTCTTCACGAAAAAATAGATTCATATTCCCGCCTGCCCTTCAATGCCAAACAAGTTAAGAATGGTTAAACGTAACGGTAAGTCTTGTTCGATAGTAATTTGTGCTAAACGTGTTCGACCTAAATCGGTTACTTGTATGTCTTGTGTTTTCGCATCTTCTGGTTCGTTCATCGGTGTTGAGGGTGAGCGTGTTGGTGGGCGCTTACCGTTTATCATTGGGATGTATGAGTCAATAGTGCGCACATATATTTTAGCCCAATGTTTTAATTCGCCCGAGCCTGTACCACCATCACCGCCTACATCAAGCGGTACTGTTTTAATTCTTTTAGGAAAACCGATACCGACAAGACAACTCGTGCCCGAGTAATCTAATGTAATCTGGCCAGACACTACTGTCTTACTTGGATGAACTGCGCCATCAACTTTAATGTCAACCTCTAGGTTATCAAGGTGGTCAAGTCCTGTTACAACATTTCCCGCTTCAACCGGTCGTTGAACGGTGCTATCTAAATCTGTTCGGGCAGCAACGGCTGCGGCATTAATAATAATAACCATCTTGCCGTTAGCTTGTTTAAGTGCGCCAAAAATATCTGAACCTAAATCACCGTTTATAACTGCGGCAGACTCTATAGTTGAATCGGTAAAAATAAACTCAGACCAACCCAAAGCATTCTGCGACCTATCGTAAGTACATGCTGCAACTTTACCGTCATCTAAAACACAAATAATAAGTGTCGAGGGGTCGCGTGCAAAATGTATTTCTTTAATGCCTGCTTGTGTAATATGTTCAGCCGTCCATGTTAAATCAGGTGAGTACCAACCTTGCTGAAAAGCATCGAAAGTAAGGGCGCGCAATTTTTTATTGTCAGGCGAAACATAAAGTACTTGGTCACCAATGTTTCTACTTTGAATTAAAGTTGCACTGCCATAGGCTGACTGTTGACGAATATCAATATCGCTTGGTGTAATAATGCCGTTTTGAGAATCAACCCTATACTCGCCTAAGTCTGTTCCTATTAATAAGTTCTTTTGGCCGCGCAACCATTCAATCTCACCCTGTGAAGCAAGCTCAACAAAAATACCTTCGTCTGCTTGTGCGGTACCTTGATCGAAGTCAAAGTAATCGCCCGACTTTGAAGACCATAAACCTTGTTGCTTGTTGGGCGTTCTTGCCAACCATAAGCGACCCTGAAATACAGTCACCACGTTAGGATAATTTGAACCCGTCCAGTTTGTAGGCTGATTAACAATAGGCGCATCTTGAAACTGAAAGTCTGTTGAGCCAACCAACGTTAAAGATTTAACAGGGTGCCTTGAATGTGTAAGGATTAACGTGTCAATCGAGCTGATCATTTCAGTTTGTATTTCAGGTAAGTCTTCTGCTTCATACGGTGTTGCTAAAACCGTGGTTGTTGAGTCACGATTAAATCTTGGTATACCCAAGTTTGCAACAGAGCTTGCGCCACCTGTATTGGTAAACGTGATCCAGTTTGTTGAAGAGGTGGGTGTAACTGCAAAACTAAAATCACCTGCGACCGTTACGGTTTGACTAAACACATCCGAAGCACCCTGCGTAGTACCTACCTCAATTAAAAGTTGACCATCACCAGAAAAGTTCCCATCTAATGTATGTGCCGACCCTAAATCACTAACAGGCACGTCATCCATTTGTTGGTCAATAGCGGCAACACGATTGCCGCCACCGCCACCACTATTGGTAAAGATGGCAGTGCTTTGATCGTGGTCAAAAGTAACGATGCCGTTTTGGGATTGGTCAGCCCAAAAAGTAAACTCCCTAAAAAAGAAAACATCATTAATTAACTCTTGACCACCAATATCGACTAAGCCAGAGAGGTTAAAGATACGCAGGTAAAGGGGGCCAAGCTCAATAACAAAATCTTCACCCCGCCCAACATTAAAAGCCAACAAGCGAATGTCTGTTGTGTTGTTTGCTTCACCAACATAAAGAGAGCCTGCTCTTGATATAACTGGCCCCTGTGCAAGCGAAACCATATTAAGCGCCTCAGCAACAGAGCTTTTATAAACTTCACCCTGCGTATTACCCAGCAACAAGGGGGTTATTTCTCCTGCGCTAAAGCCGTACTGTATGGGTTTTAATTTATTCATAAGCTAATTTATATGTTTGACTCAATTATCATTGCATCGGCGATCTCATAAGACTGTCTTGACGCTTCTTCACTAAGGGAGACGCCTTTACTTTTCGCAGCAATAATTATTGTTCTTAAGTAATAGCTGTTTGCAAGTAAGCCGCTTAATGCCTGTATTGCAACATCATCTCTTTTTATGGGGGCCATATTAACTACTCCAATATGCAAGCCATCGGTCATTCAACGCACCTTGCGTATGACCATTAATTGCTAGCCACTCATAAGCTCTGTCATTAAATTGGCCGTCAGTTACGAAAGACTGATCGAACAAAGCCATCCATAAGTCGTTAACAACCGCTGGCCCCGTATAGGCGGGCAACTGAGATAACAACCATTCAACTTCTAAGTCACGAACATGGCCGTCCTTAGCCAAGGCTAATGAAAGCTTTCGATACTTTTCATCATTAACATGCGCCATTAAACTCTAGCTCTAATTAATGCATCGCTTACAAAGACATCTGTCTTACCTTGCAGGCCGTCTGTGGTTGCAGCAATTCCCAGTAAGGTTCCGTACTTTTGCTGCATTGAGTTCATTAGTTGTAATGACTCAGTAAGCGGTATACAAATATCCATCGCTATACGTGCAGCAAAGGCTTGAACAAAGTTAGGGGTATAACGAACAGGATCGATTTCACGAAAGATAGCTTTAACATAAATCGTTTCTTCGTCACAAAGAATGCGGTTACCCTCTCTACGCCAATCAAGTTTGTTTGCACCATTAGCGACACTAGAGTTTGCGGTAACCTCTAAAACAGTAAGCACATCGGCAGGAATGGTGAATTGTTTTTGATAACCCCATGCAGGTGTTTCAAGCTCGGGTGTTAATGTGTAACGCTTAGTTGCAAACGTCCACGCCATCGTTTCAAGAACGGCATTAAGCGAGGGTTCATAGTTAGCCTTACAAAGTTTAGCCTCATTAATATCATCATCTATACTTATGATAAGATTTCCCGCTAACCAGCTTAACGCTAAATTACATATTGATACCTGAGACGCTGCCATAATGACTACTTAGCAAGCTTATCTGCTAACTTATTTTTGCCTTTTACTTCTTTTTGCTTTGGCAAGAATGCTTTAACAACATCGAGTTCTATTTGAAGTGACTGACTAATATACTCAGCATCTTCACCTTGTTTGGCCATGCGTGCAATTGCGTTTCTATCTGTTGTGTTTGCACCTGCTTTCATAGTGTCACTCCTTAATCAGTGTGTTGTGAAATTTTAAAATAGAAATCAAAATCTTTTGCGCCCGTATCATTATTTTTAATACGGAAATAATAAACAGTACTTGGTTTCATTATTATTCCCGAGTTATCGGTAGTCTCTATATAGTCTACTGAACCAGTTCTCCCCGCAGCACCGCGAACTTTTGCAGAAAATATTGGTACGCCTGCCACATCAATCGTGACACCCTTCTCAACAGAAATAATCGGCAAGGTTTTATTTGTTACGCGATTGGTGTTTTCAAAAACTATGGCTGTACCACCTGAAAAGTCGCCACCTTCAAAAAACTCAACGTCAGCATCTAATGCATTTGTAACAACTCGATAAAGAAGCATCTCAATTTCAGTGTCAGATAGCTCCATAGCAATAAGGTATTCGCCACCTGCTGGTATTGATATCTCCAACGCCGAGGCGGCCCAATAAAAGCCATTATGATTTTTAACGATTGCGCTCTGCACATAAAACAAATGTTTTATATCGTTGATTTGGTTTATTGTTCTAATGGTCATTATTGAGCGCTCAATACGTCTTTCAATAACTCGTTAATGAAGTTATCGGCTGTTATATCAAGGTTTAATGATGAGGCGGGGTTGTTATCAAACGTTCCGCTATAAGCAACAGACACATTTCCTTCGTTAGGCGTGTCAGTAGCAAGTTGCTCACTAACGACGACTTGCCCTTTACCTGCATCAATAGAGACAGTTGCTAACTTATAGGCAAGAGCTGGTTTCTTAAAGCCGTCTTCAACTAATGCTTTAACGCATTGCTCTAATGCCGAACGTATTTCAAGTTGTCGGTGTAGTGCAAGGGTTGTTCCATACATCACACAAAGATTACCTACACCCACATCAGCAAAGGTTGTAATTGTTGAGGTTGTTGTTTGAGGTTCGGCTGCGTTATATGCGCCAACGATTCCAATTGCCATAGCATTAACTCCTTGATTAGCCGCTTAATGAGCGGTCTTGTGCTTCAACCTTTAAACAACCTTCGCTGTTAATTTTATTTTCACTACTGTCATAAGGGTTTTTATAGTTCTGCTTACTTATGACCTCTTTGCGCCGTTCTTCACGTAGCTCATGCGCTTTGTACATTATCTTATCGTCACGACTAGTCTCATCTTTCTCTTCGTCCATCATGGTGGTGCCCTCTTTAATAAAATGGGCTAACAATTGCGTTAGCCCACCAAGATCGAGTCTTTTAAGTTAAAGAATCTTTAAGCTGCCAATGAACAATCTGTTCATCCTCAACTCGAACTGCACCCCACGTACCGTAGCAGTACACGCGCCATGCAAAACTAATGCTTGGATCTTCTGCAACACGCACCGCAATATCACGGTTCATTTGCATACCAATCGCACGCTTAGTCATTGCAAAACAAGATATTTCACCTGCGTTTGGTGCAAGTAAACGGGTTGATACAATCCAATCAAAACCCATCCACGAACGAACAAAGCCGTTTGATGCAAGTGACTTGATGTTCACGTAATCGCTTGAGGTGTATTCAGTGAGTTGTTGCATTTTACGCAACTGGGTAGGGCCGATGATCATGTACTTTGTTTCTTCTGGATCGATATCGTTTTCCATGAACTTCTCATAGACTTCGGTAACGCCATCAAAAGAAAACACGCCCGTACCATCACCGACTAGCTGGCTTGCAGGAAAAGCATTATTAACGCCCTGCCCATCAAGTGCTGTACCTGTTGCGGCCGCGATGATCGTGTCATCTTGCGCACGCTTCATTGCCATTGCTAATGAATGAGCAATATTAGATTGTGGATCAACGAGCATTTGAATAGGATCTTCTTGCTCTACTGTGTCACCAACGTTCCACGTTTCAGCAATAGAAACTCGACGACTCCAAGATGAATCATTTTCTGGTGTCGCTTGACGTGCAGATGTTTTTTGAATAGCAACATTAGAACCCATTCGTTCCCAGTTGTGTTTTTCAGACGAAACGCCGCGCTCGTCAACAGTCATGCGTAAACGTGCCATTCTTTGTTGTGCGAGATGTCGAACGATATTTTCAAACGTCTCGATATAGACGTTACTAATTGAAATAGCCATTTGAATAGCTCCTTAAAAAGTTATTTAAACTTTCGTCTAGAGCTACCCAACGCTATTGTCGGACTATGACTGTATTAATCGACGCTAATACTGTACGTGTTCTGCTGGACAGATTAAATTTCAATCTGCTATCCCAATATCTGAAATATAGTTTAAGTAAAATACAAATTCAACTTAAATTAAATTTTATCTCAAGTCTTCTGCATTTGTTGACATATCGGGGTTAGCCGCTTTAGTTAAATCCAACACCTTATCAACTGCTTGTTTGTGCGCTGGATCGCTTGCATCCCAATAAGCGTGCTCCCTATTGCTCAAAATATCATTCAATCGTTCTTTGGCTTCCGCTGGTGCAACCTTGTCTGAATGCTCTTTGCGTTCCTCGTTAATTAAGTTACCCGAGCCTTCTTTGCCAAACTTATCCGCAAGATTTGAAAACGCTTTAATGGCTTCCGCACCCGCCACACCAAGGTTGGGCATAACGTCAGAAAAATATTTTGATCGAATAGCTTCGGCTTTTTCCATGTTGCTATCAAACTTCATACCCCACTCATCATTTAAATCTTTCATCCCTGTTTGATGTTGGCTTAAATCAAGCTCGGCTTGTACGATTGTGGAATCCGTATAATCTTTTATAACTCCCTCATATTGTTTTTGACTCAAGCCGTGCTTGTGTGCAATGCCTTTAAAGTTTTCTGCAAGCCCATCTTGTAAGACTATACCTTCGGGCGCTTTTAGTTCTGGCGCATTATAAGCTGCTGACTCTTTAGGTCGCCCCATCTGTTCATAAAATACATCCATCACTTCGATGTTATCAATGTCGGGCTTCTGCATTAAGTTAGGCACTTTCTCCATTAAGCGTTGATTAAAAGCTGCCAGATCTTCTTTACTTGCATCGTCGGTAGGAATGCGAATTGATTGGCCCATCATAGAACGCATGTTACTCATTTGACTCCAAAACGAATCTTCACTTTTAGAGTCTTGCACCTCACCCCAGTCGCGCACACCTTCAGGTAAGTTTTCACGCCACTCATTATCCGTGCCGCCGATATCATCTTCATTACACAGTTTTTGTTTCACATGGAACATTATCTTCTTCCTCTACAGTTAATAGAATATTGGTTGCCATCGTGCGCAAGCCGTCATTGAACGCAGTTGTATATGGATCATTAGCAACATGCGCCTGCATTGTTGAGTAGTAACGTAAATCTTCTTTAATAATGTCACCATGCGTACCCGTCAAAGCTATACGCCATGCTTCTGTTATTTTTTTTAATTTATCACTCATAGTTACCCCTCTACTGCTTTCGTTGCATTTAAGTCGGCTTGCGAACCATCTTTCATTGCGCCTGCCAACGCTTGCGCTTGTTCCATTTGTTGCTGTTGCGCCTGCGCTTCGGCACGTTGTTCGCGTATTTCACCGACCTCTTCTTCTGAACGTAAGATCGCAACTGGAACACCAATGCGATCAGCATACATGCGCACCAACTTATCCCAGTCAATCGTATCAATAACCTCGGGTGCAACAGAGGCTATCTGCCCTAAGTTGGCCAGCAAGCGTTCTGTACTTTGCACATCATTCATTTTTTGAACGCGCGCTAATGGCCCTAAGTATTCAATATCCATTTCAGCATAATTTTCTATAACTGAAGGTGGCATTTCAGGAAAGCGACCTTCGCGTGCAAGAATAAAGAAACCACGCTTGATTAAAGGATCTAAACAGTCCGCTTTAATGCGACCAACAACAGGACTAAGTACACGCTGCATAAATTCATAACGCGCATTCACTTCTGTTGCTGTCATTGCGGGTGATTCTTTTAAGACTAAGTGCTTAGTATAAAAAGCATCTTGAATAGTGTTGATAAGGTTTTCACGTGTAAGTTGTGACACATCAAAACGTGCGCCCGACTCATAAGGTTTAACCCCATTGATGTCTCTAACAACGGTGACACCACCCGAAGTTAAATCTAAATCACCAATGATGCCGCGCTGTTGAGTCAGTGTTGGTGGGTCAATCACTTTAGCGGCTGCACGTAGGGTTAATTCGACCGTTTGATTAAGTGTTGTAATATCAGCCAACACATTAATAGCGGGGCTATCACCAAACTTAGACCCCGCCGCTCTACCCCAGCGCATAACGTAAGCGGGTATTTCATAATAACCGCTCTTCTCTTCCGTTAACTCATACGCATCTTTGGATAAAATATAACGCTCTTCATAAGGTCTTGCTTCGGGCGCAAGCTCTTCTGATACATCCGCGTCTTTATTTTCCATGCGTAACCGTATGCAATGAATAACTTCATGCGGAACAGTTGATGTTGTTGCACCTCGCGCCTGCACTTTAATGTATTCAGGTGCAGTATTAGGATACTTTTCAACAATTTGTAATGCGGTGTATTTTTTATACCGATAAATATTGATCGGCATACCGTCAAACCCTTCTTCAAAATAAATTTCTCTTGCCATTGCCGCTCTAAAGACAAAGCCACCTCTACCGTCTGACTCATGCAGTAAAACCGCAGTGCCGTAAGAAACTAAATCTAAATAACATTCTGGTATTTCTAAATCAAAATTCGATTCATTGATCGCGTCATACAGTATGCGTTCACACTCTTCCAACCATTCGCGCGCATCATGATCTTTATTCATTTTCTCATCACGATAACGTAAATTAAACCAGCGACCGCTTGCACTTGTTAAGTTTGAATGAATTGAACTTGCAAGTAGTCTTGCAGAAATAACAGCGGTACTATCATACAGCTCACGATGCCGCCAATTTATAGACTCTTCATAGTCGCTTTCCTTTTCAAAGAAGCGGCCACGGTTAGGCATAACAAAATGGCTAATGATTTCCCATCGGTTATCAAGGTTTCGGCGCTCAGCCTCTAATGTGCGAAAGCGTGCGACAATTTCTTCGGGCGTCATAATAATTTACTCCTATCCAATTGAGCGTTTAACTTTTGGTTTGGTTGCAAAGGGATTAAACATATCAGGCGAGTCATCAACCCAGCCTGTCGCAAGAACACGAAATGCATCAGCACCGTGACTAGCCCAGTTGTGAGTAGGTGAATTGCGATAACGTTTCATGTTGTCATCCCATGCGCGCTCATAACCAAATAAGGCTTCAATGCCTTGGTTAGTTTCGCTGTCATGGAAAGTACATCGAGGGAGTAGTGCGCGAACGGCTTCAATACCATCTTCAATAAAGAGTTTGGGAACAACGGTAAAGTCGAGGCCCATATCAAAAGCCAGTTCTTTACGTGTTTTACCTGTTTCGTAGGAGCGCACCATTATGTCGTGCGGTGCAAGGTGTTCGAGGTAGTTATAGTTACGGGATAAAACATAACCGACATGATCGGTTAATGGTTTATTTCTTACTTCATAATATTCAATAACACGTGGCCCACCTTCGTAAGGTTGAACAAACCAAATAGCGGTCGCATCATGAATACCCAAGTCCCAACTTGTAACAACAGGACGAGTGGGATCGTAAGGATAGTGACCAATAAGACTAGGCTCACTATGGCGAAGTTGTGTAATAAGATCCGCATAGTAAGCGCCAATGTTTCCCGCATCAAACGAGTTATAAAATTCTTGTTGCACCAACTCAGAGGGCATACCGCTGGCAACTTCTTCGTCAATATCTTCTTGCGTAATTAAAGGTGTGCCATCTGCACGTTTTGACTGCGTGATATCCACTTCACTAAAATAGTAATCAGGGTTACCCGCTTCAAGTTCACGCAAGCCAACCTTATACATATCGTAACCGTGATTATGTCCACGCGGCGTATAGATAAAGATTGCCCAACCGCCGTTTTCAACTAAGATGGGTCTAAAGTAGTTATAAGCTTGTGGGTTTTGCAAAGAGTATTCTGAGAAGACGATGCCGCGTGGGTTTGTTCCCATCCATGAGTCATAAGAATCACTCCCACCCAACTGAATAGTTGAACCGTTAATCATTTCGATTAACATATCTTTTTCGTATTTCTTTTTTATTAATTGTTGCGGTATGTGGTCAATAAATTTTATACCGTCACTACCAATGCCTTGCCAGATAATTTTCTTAACTTGGGTTTGTTCGGGGGCCATGTAAAGATAGTTACCCACCTCTTCAACGGCTTTGGCTGTGATCAGATTAATTGATGTTTTATCTTTTCCACAACGTCGATGCCATACCAAAATAAAACGTTTTGCCGCTTGCTTATTTAAACCGTACCAACTTGGAAACGCAGCTTGCCATACACCTTCTTGATATTCTCTGGGCGTGTATTGGTATGGCAGTATTATTTCATTTGCGTTTGCGTTCACAATTTATCCTTGTGTTACTTTGCAAACGCACTACCCGCAAACGGATACGTTGTAAATTATTAGGTGGCTACACCTTACCCAATAGCTAAGTGACTAAAAGCTAAAGTTCCGGTGGTAAGATGCAGCCTAAGCTTTTACTTTTTTCTATTCTTTGACTCTAGTTTTTGCGTTAAACGATTAACTTTTGCTTTATAAAATGAAATTTGTTCCTTCATTATAAGTATTAACTCACCCTCCCTTTGCGTCTGAGCAGTAAGTTTTTTAATTACCGAGGGTGCGTTAGCGATAAACTGCGCGACATCTTCTTTTACATCATCAGGCACATCATCATGAATAATTAAAATATAGTGGCCGCCCCACGGAGCTATGCGCCCAACTGAGGTTTCTTTAGTGTCGTGCTCGAAAGTCCAGCCGTCAAATATATCATCTAAGCTTATATGTATATCGATTGCCATTTCTTAGAGTTCCCTTATAGCTTCTTTTATGCGAATGATTGCGGCTTCATCCATTTGCTCTTTTGTTAAAACACCATCTTCTTCAAAGGCATTGTTTACCGCAATAATAGAAGATATTTTCGCTATTGCATTTTTACGGGCAATAGCATCACGCTTTGGTCGTTCATCAAATTCATCTTTAAACCATCGCTTACTCATGTTTTTGTATTCGCACTAACAACTTTAATGGGTACCTTGCGGTAATGTGTCAACTGCATTATCTCGATACTTTTATTTTCACGTTCAAATTCTAAAAGTGCATCGTATGTTCTATGTGAAACGGATATTGCGCTAGGCGGTTCTTTGGATGACAACTCAAAGTAGTCAAGCATTTGATCTACCGCATGAACAAGAGCTTGGTTCTTTTTACTCTGCACGGCCATAGTCTCCACTCAATAAGTTATGTTTAAAGGTTTCTATTAACTCAAGCAACACCCCAACATTTGTAGTGCTTGACCTTGAAAAGAGCGAACCGTCTTTATCAAAACCGACAACTAATACCTGACTAAAGTCATCTTTATCATCTAGCATTCCCTTAATCACACGCCCAACGGGAATGTCTAAACTCGTTTGGCCAGTAAAAAAATGTATGTTGTCACTCATGTTCAACTCCATCACTATTCATTGGTCTTAACGGTCTATCCCTACAAAAGCTGCATGTAACGTCATTACATATCGGCTCTATCCATGCGTTGCATTGTTTACAATAAATCGCATCATGTTTTTTACTTGTTACTCGTTCCGCTACATCACAAACGCACTTCGGCTCTGCGGTTTTTAGAGAATATTTTTCGTTTTGCTTTTTTGATTTCATTTGCGCTATCTCCGCTAAGCCACAACCATGGCTGTTGCATTAGCTCTATTTCAAAGCTGTCCTTCATCCATAACCATTCAACCCGATCACAATTAGAGCAACGGTTATACTCTGCTACCGTGATGTATTTTCTAACAACCTTATGCGTTCGCACAGTGCCCAGCCTACAATTACATTCCATTGCCTAACCTCTTTAACAAGTTCATTCCAACTTCTTTACAGCGCATTGCATATTCATAAAAGGTTTCACTTTTATATTTTTCTAAACCTAACTTTTTTAAACTGTCTTTTAATTCACCATTGCTTTTAGCCGTTCGAGACTCGTGTTCAGCACAATAAATATAAGAAGGGCCATGGATAGGCATAACACACCCGTCATGCTGACAACGCGCCCCATCAAACATAACAACTGTTGATTCGCTTTTAACTTCAAGTACGGGTATTTCATCTTCCCACCCCATCTGATTAATCCACGTTGAACACATGCGGTTTGCATAGAACTTATTAAACTTAGTTGCTTGTAAATAACCGTGCATTGAACCGCACTGTTCACCAAGTGCAGTCCGATGTCTGCGCTGTGCAACCAATGCCGCTGCGATTCTTTCTTGCAACTTCATACTCGGTTGCATCGTGAGTATTTTCTTTAACGCTTCACCTCGGGCACCTGACTTCCATTTCGTTGCAAAAGGACATTTCATTAACGCGTTATAACTGGGCCAAAAAACTTCATTGAACCATAGTGTTATAGAGGCGTTACTCATTCTCGTCCTCACCCACATCAATCTCCGAAGCGATTAAAGTTTGCAATTTTTTACTGTGCGCACTGCCTGTTCTACCTGATAAACATCTATGCCTTACAATCTGCTTTCCTGTGCGCAACCTAGCTGAATTGAGCCTGCGGTGTTTTCTTACGTGTCTTGCCATTGCTTTACTCACCCCCAATCACCACAGGTTTATTAATATCGTTGAGTTTTAAAATAATCTTCGGGGCATTGGCTTGGGTATGTCGCTCAAAGAGGTTGAGCATTTTGAAAAGTTTATCGAGGGCTTGCGGTTTGTCATACAACTGAAGTTCATGTACGACACCGTATTCAGTTTGCGTTATTTTTAACTTCTTCACCGCAGCCATTAAAGCTCTAGGCATTTTCGAGAAGTCTTTAAACTCATTATTTTCATTAAGGTAATCTGCCATGTTCGACAAGGCTAACCCTTTCATCTCACTAATGACTTCTGAGTCCGAGACATTGGCCCGCTGTATTAACATCTGCCTTGAGTAATCAAGCCGTTCAATAATCTTTTTGGTTTTAGCTAGCTTGAGGGCTTTTTTGATATTCTTAGTAGAACCGAAGTCTTCAAACCCCACGTCCAACCATGCCTGTTCAGGGTCTTGGGTACGGGCGAAGACTTCAGCGAAAGTGATTTCTTGCTGAGAAGGCGCATATTTGAATGTTTGGACATCTTCCATGCTTGGAATATAACAGGAAGTTTAAAGGTGTTACAAGTTGAAATGTAAACTATTTATAATTTGAAACAATAAATGTGATGGGTGTGGGCGAATGGAACAAGAAAGCCATGGTGCCAATTAAGTTTCAATCAATCAATAACATCTCAATCAACACCGCGTATCCCTTAAGGCCCCACTCGCCCACGCAGTTATATTATATATTAATACACTGTTGTACAAGTTTACCTTGAAGAGGGTTTTTCCAATAATTGTTTCCCTCTAAACAAAACCTTGATAAAAGTAGCCTCTTTTGAATCATCGTATAATTTACGGCAATCGAACGCCCTGCATACTTGAGGCCGTTCCTCGTAAACCGTGCACCCCTTATCCCCCAAATAAATGCAGTGGCCTACCTCGTTTGCAGCGAGCACCTTTACTAGTTTCACCTGAGTGCCGACTATCTTCGTGATAAGCTCGCTTTTAAGTAATAAGCCTTCACCGCCAATCAGCTCCGGCCTAATGGCCTTCTCACCACTCCATTGGCAGCACAAAATACATTTACCACAGATAAGCTCACTCATGTGCCACCTCCGCATTGAATATAAGAAAAACCACCAAACCCCAAAACAACCAAAACCAAATACTGTTATCCATAAAGTAACAAAACTTATCTAACCATTTCATAATTTAAACCCCAAAAGCTCATCCGGTGTAACACCATACAATCGACATAATATTAAGAAACACTTTAATGAGGGTGTCGCTAAGCCTTTCTCCCAATTGGCAATCCTAGAGTGACTACTACCAAAACGTTTACCCACCTCAACTAAGCTCATCCCCGCTGCCTTTCTAGCATTAAGTAGCCTTAAACCAAACCCTGATATTTTTGTAGTCACCTCAGTTGTGACTCGTACTGTTTTTGTTTCAATCCTAAATATATCCTTAGTCATTCCCCTTAACCTCCCCTTTAATCACTTCAATCAATTTACAACTGGAAAACTCACGCAACTCAATATCAATGCCTGTCTCCGATGCAATTATTCGTGCAGTTTTCATTAAAGACTCCACCCTACTAATATCCCTTCCTACCATGGGCATCCACCCACTATCACTATAAAATGCGGCAACACCTTCATTACCCTCCTCATCTACTGTAATAAATGCAAATAACTTATCCGCCTTCACCATATCTCCCAGCCTCCATTTAAGTTTATCTTGATTAAAGTTTAACTTGTTTTAAGTGTGTAGGGCTAGGGCTAGAGTTTAATGCTGGGCTTGGTTTTGGGTTAAACTTGAGCTGCTTGAGATTCAGTTATTGAGGACGGTTCACCCCTCAGCGCAGTCGTAAATCCCGATTCCCGCCCCCACCCCGTCTAATTTTATACTGTATTAATGTGTTTTTTCCTGAGTACATATATGTGGCTGCATTATAAGTCATTGATATTGCTAGACTTAACAATTCCTATTAGGTTTTATTGGTGTGGTTTAGTTTGGCCTGTTATTCAATAGCGTGTTGTTGGCGCCTACCAAAACAGGTAAGGCACAACACAACCAACATAATTAAATTAAACACAAACACAAACAGCAATAGACACAAACAGAATTAAACACACGTTTAGTATTGGCACACGTTTAGTCTTGGCACACGCTCAGTACTAGTACACGCTTAGTATCAGTACAGCACTAGATTAAGCTTAGTAATAGAGCTAATACAGTACAGGCTTAGATTAGGATTAAAACAGAGTTAAATTAGAATAGGTCTAATATTAGTCATTATTAATACACGGGCTTATATATTTACAGTATTTAATTGTAAATGAAAAGCATTATCATTCTCATTCTCATAAAGAGTTTAATAAGCTTTTGTATTATTCCCCTCTGTCACTTCGTTCCCTCGAGAACATCTTGTTTCACTTCGTTCTACTACTTCGCATAAGATGCTCGTATCCGCTCTTTACATTCACTTCGTTCATTATTTCGCTGTCATTACATAAAAATCTTTTAATTCTTAACATCAAAATCAAAACCAACGTTTAAACACTAATTCGATTCGGTTCTAGTTTAACCATCGTATGACTTATGCCATTTTTCTTATTTTCTTGTCAAGCCAAGAGTTTTTAATGACACATATAAAAGGAATTGATACGCCTATTAACCGCTTAGGGTTCAATAACTTACAACTAGTTACAATTAGTACTTGTATGTAATTAATAATAGTTGTAATATCGCTACAGTTAATTATTAACAACAAAAACGCAATTAAAGAGGTTAAATATTATGTACGAATTATTAGAAAGCTATATTAACGGCAATATAAGTTATGTAAACAAACGGCTTGATACGGCAGAATTTACCCGTGTTGAATTTTTTGACTTTTATGAAGAGTTACATAAGCCCGATATCCATGATATCAAGCTGTTTATCGCTCGAATAATGGCTTAGTTAAACAATTAAAGTCCTTTATACGCTTGTATATAGGGTTTTTGTGGTTTTACTGACAACGACAAATAAGAGGTTATACACATGACAGACTTAAATACAGAATTTGAATATACAACCGAGATTAACGATCTCGCTATTAGTATTGTAGAGGCGGCCTTCAATGAATATGACGAAGTAGAAACAAGAGAGCAAGCCGAAGAGCTTATTAACGATACTTTGCTACATGAAACTATCGACAGCCATCAATGGGTTATTTACAACTCTTATAATCTAAGAGTTATGCAGTATTCAGACAATGAAGATTATTATATTAATAACTTCGGTTCAGAAGACGCGGGGAGCGTGTTAAAAGATTTTGGTTTGTCTCGCTTACATAATGTGATCGCTTTTTGGTGCATGTATGCTGATGTACAAGAACGACTCGATACAGCTCTTTATAACTACGAGGTAGAAGAGAAGATAGAAAAAGATCTAGCAAAAATTGATTAGTTAAACAATTTAAACCCATGCTTTTACAAGTATATACTTTATTCATGGGCTGAGGGATTAACCCTAAGCAAAAAAAGGAATAATAAAATGAGTGATTTAACAAATGCAGTAAATGCTTATAGCGAATTAGATAACACGGTTGTTGGAGATGAAGAAAAAGGGATTGTAATTTCGC